GTATAATCAGAAGTGCTGATAAATATACAGGACAAACTGGGAATGAAAGTTTAAGAATCCAAGTTGATATTGATACAACTGACAAACAAGCAGGATTTTTTCAAAAACAATTTGATAATGATACAAGAACTGATAAAAAATGGAGCAACGGAGCAACTAAATATTATTCATTAAAAGAAGAAAATTTAAGCATGTTAAAAGCATTTATCACAGCAGTTGAAAATAGTAATAATGGATTTAAGTTTGATATGGATGAAACTAAACTTAAAGGAAAGAAAATTGCTGGTGTATTTGGTTGGGAAGAATATGAAAAACAAGATGGAACAGTTGGAGTTGCAACTAAATTAACCCAAATACGTTCTTTAGATAAATTAAATGAAATTAAAATACCTAGAGTTAAAAAATTAGATGGTAGTTATGTTGACTATGAAGAATATAAAAATCACAAAGCAACAGCAAGTGCAGAAGAAATTTTCGGAGCTAGTATAGTTGAAACTGATTCAGAAATGCCATTTGAAATATAAAAAGTAAAGTAATGTAAAGCAACTGAAAAAGTTGCTTTTTTTGTGCAAAAAAACAAAATATTCATTGACATAAAATCAAAAAATATTTATAATTGAATTATACAAAGGTAAGGAGGAAAATTATGTATTTGTTAAAAGAAATCGATAAGATAAAAATAATAAATCAATCACAATTATCTATAAGAATTGGAATTGATAAAGCTACACTTAATAGAATATTTAAAAGAAAACAAAAATGTTCTAAATTAATAGCTTATGCAATTGTTAAGACTATTAATGAAAATGCTGAAATTGAAGATTATTTTGAAAAGGTTAAATAGAAAGGAGAATAAATATGAGTGAAAAAGAACTTTTTTCTGGACAAGTGTTTATTGACCTTTTCAAAATGAGCGAACTTGAAAGAATAGAACGTGAAAATCAACTTTTTATTGAAGCAAAAAGACTTGGTGTTGAAAAAAGATTTGAAAAAAATTTAAAAAAATACGAAAAATTATTTAATGAAAAAATTTTAATAGGGGATAATTTGAAATTAAAAAAATGTCCTTATAATATCGAAAATTATGATATGGGAAAATATATTTGTAATATGAATGGAATAACTGATAGTAAAAAAGATATTAAATTTTCTAGTTTTCCAATATTACCAGTTGAAAGATATATAAATCAAGATACTGGTAGAGAACGAATTAAAATTATATATTATAAAGATGATGAATGGCAAGAAAAAATTGTTTATAAAACTCAATTATCTATTAGTCAAAAATTATTACTATTAAGTGATTATGGAATAGGAGTAACTAGCGAAAATGTAAAAATGTATATTAATTATTTTCATGATATTTTAGCACTTAATAAAATACAAACTTTAGATAGTGTATCACATATTGGGTGGAAAGAAGATAATTTTATTCCGTATGATAGTCATGGAATTTTTGATGGAGCAGATGAATTTAGAAATATTTACAATGCTATCGGTAGTAAAGGTAATTATGAAAAATGGAAAACAACTATAAAAGAGTTAAGAAAACATAAAGTAATAAAACTACTTATGGCAACAACTTTAGCAAGTCCATTACTTGAAAAACTTAATTTACAACCTTATATGGTAAACTTATGGAGTTCTTTAAGTGGCAATGGTAAAACTTTATCTTGTATGGTTGCAATGAGTATTTGGGGTAATCCTGATATTGGAGCATTAAGATTATCTAGTAATAACACACAAAATTATTATTCGGTAGTTGCAAGTTTTATGAGAAATCTTACTTGTTATTTTGATGAATTGCAAATCGTAAAAAGAAGTAAATATTTAGACTTAGAAAGTTTAGTAATGGATCTCTGTAATGGAACTGAAAAAGGAAGATTGAATAAAAATAGTCAAGCAAAAGAAATAAAAATATGGTTCAATAACTTTTTATTTACTAGTAATGATGCTTTAGTTAAAGAAAATGCTGGAGAACAAGTTTATAATAGAGTTATTGATTTAGAAATAAATGAAAAAGTTATAACTAATGGTTATGAAATTGCAAAAATAGTAAAAGAAAATTATGGTTTTGCAGGTAGAGAATATATTAAATATATTCAACAAGTTGGATTTGACACCATTTTTAGCCGATTTAAGACGATTTTAAACGAAATAGTATCAACTACACCAGCAACAGATAAACAAGCCTCAGCACTAGCTTCTATACTATTAGCAAACGAATTAGCAAATGAATGTATATTTGATGATGATTATATTCTACAAATTGAAGATATTAAAGAATATATTAATGACAAAGACGAAATTAAAACATCAATAAGAGCAAAAGAATATATTATTAATATAATAAATGCTAATTGGAAAAAATTTGATGAAAATAATTATAATGAATGTTGGGGAATTAAAACTGAATGGTTATGTACTTTTAATATAGAAATTTTAAAAAGAGAACTTTTAAAAGGTGGTTTTGAATTTAATACAGTAAAAAAAGAATGGGCTGATATGGGTTTTTTAGAAAAAAATTCTCAAGGAAGATTTACTCATCAAACCACTGTTAGAAAAGAAAAAGGTAGCTATGTTAAATTAAAACTAACATAAAAACATACATTTTTTATAGAAAAACTACCCTAAAAATACGTCGAAAACGTTGATATATAAGGGAAACTTACAAACTTACGTTTTTTTCGGTATACACACACATATATATATTTTATAAAAAAATAATGTTTTTCTACACGTAGTATATATATAAAAAAAAGTTAGTTTTGTTAGTTTTGTTGATATATAAAGAAATAATAAAAAAAATACGTAAGTTTTATGTAAGTTTATGTAAGTTTATGTAAGTTTATAAATTAGGAGGTATATATATGAATAATTATCATGATTTAGAATGTTCTGTTTTATCTTGTTTATTAATTAATTCTGAATTAATGAAAACAACCGTACTTGAAGAAAAATATTTTGTACATTACAAACGTGTTTGGAAATTTATGAAGGCATTTTATAAAAAGTATAGAAAGTTTGAACCTGAATTAATGGTTGTAATGTGCAAAGACAAATATAAAATAGCCCAGTATATAATTATGTTATTAGAATACGAGCCAACTGCTTTGAATTTTGATTTATATGAAAGACAACTTATTGAATTATATGAGGAAAGCAAAAAAGAACAATGGTTAAGAAACAAAGTTATGGATCTTGCAAATGATTTTTATTTAAAAAATATTAATTCAAAAGAATTTTTAGATAAAGTAAATGAACTTTACAATGCAGCAGAAGAATTATTTAAAAATGATGATTAAGTATTGACTAATTATATAATTATATAATATAATACTTATAACAAGGGAGGTATGCGAATGGGAAAAATTTTAAGTATTAAAGAATATGAACGTATGACAGATGAATACGAAAAAGTTAAATACCAATGTAAAAAATGCGGACATAAGTCAGTAATACCACATTGGGTTGATAAAACAATTTGCAGTTGGTGTGGTAATTATGTTTTTAAAAGTGATAAAGATGAATTTGAATTTAGACTAAAGGAAAAGATAAAAAGGAGTAAAGATGATTAAATATTCAATTGAAAAAGTTAATGACTATTACGTGTTATACAAAAACGTAGAAACAAAACAAGGATTGTGTTCGGGTGGAATATATAGGGGTAAAAGAAAACAATGTGAAGAAGCATTAGAAACAATTAGAAAATGTAAAAAAATAGAGAGGTATGAAAATGGAAAATAAATTTTATTATAAATGTGACAGAGAATTAATGAACAAGGTAGCCGAGATAACTATGGTCGATTATGAAATGTGGAAAGAGTTTATTCCAATAGATAGTTTGGAAATAGCTTTAAAAGACTTGTTATGTGAATACAACAAAAAAATAGAAGAACTTGAAGATTTAAAACAAGAAATGGAAGATAATTACGAACCTAGAAAAATAGATCCGTATGATGAATTTGGAGTTAGTGAAAGAGATTTTAGTTAAAAGGAGTTACAGATGAGATTATACAGTAAAAATGAAAATTATAAATTATATCAAGGAAATATGTTAGATATGTTAGAAGTAATAGAATCTAATTCAATAGATTCAATAGTAACAGATCCACCTTATGAATTAAATTTTATGAATAAAGGCTGGGATAATTCAGGAATAGCTTTTCAAAAAGAAACATGGAAAAAATGTTATGAGGTATTAAAACCAGGTGGCTATTTATTAGCATTTGGTGGTAGTAGGACATTTCATAGAATAGCTTGTGCTATTGAAGATGCAGGGTTTGAAATAAGAGATACTATTATGTGGTTATATGGTTCAGGATTCCCAAAAAGTCAAAATATTGGAAAAATGTATGACAAAAAAATGGGAAATGATAGAGAAAAAATAGGAGAAACAAAAATAGGAAAAACATCTTTAGGGGATGGTTCTGGATGGGATACTTCTCAAAATATGAAAAATATAAAAGCAACAGGAAAAATTGATATAACAAAAGGAACTTCCAAATGGGAAGGTTGGGGTTCTTGTTTAAAACCTAGTTTTGAACCTATTATAGTAGCAAGAAAACCATTTAAAGGTAGTTTAGTAGATAATGTAATACAATATGGTGTTGGCGGAATAAACATTGATGAGTGTAGAGTTGGAGACGAAGAAAGATTTAGTCCTAAAGCAACTTTAGGCGATAGTGGCATTTATAATTGGAATAACGAAACTAATGAAAACGAAGAATATAAAGGAAAAATGGTTACAGGCCGTTTTCCAGCAAATACAATACTAACTTATGACGAAACTGATTTTGATGAAGTATGTGGTGGATTTCCTAATACAAAAGGTGGAACAAGACATAATACTTGTGAAAGAAAAAGTGAAATGACAAGTTTTGGCTTTCAAAATAATACAAGAAATGAATTTAATGATAGTGGTTCTGCTTCAAGATATTTCTATTGTGCAAAAGCAAGTAAGAAAGATAGAGATGAAGGATTAGATATAGAAGAATCAGTAATAACTGATGGTAGAAAAAAACCAATAGACAATGCTTTTAATAGAGGTGAAACATTAAGAAAAAATACACATCCAACTGTTAAACCAACTTCATTAATGCAATATTTGGTTAGATTAGTAAGTCCAAATGGTGCTACTATATTAGACTGTTTTAATGGTTCAGGATCTACTGGAAAAGCAGTAATGTATGAAAACTACGAACGCAATAAGAATTACAAATACATAGGAATAGAACTAACAGAAGAATATTTACCAATAGCAAAAGCTAGAATTGAATATGTATGCAATTTAAAACCTGAAGTCAATCCACAATTAAGTATATTTGATTTAGAGGAAAATGATGAATAATTTAATAATAGTAGACACTCGAGAAAAAGGTCATAAAAAGATACTTGAATATTTTGACAAAGTGAATCAAGATTATATTATTAGTAAATTAGATGCTGGTGATTACATGATTTACAAAGATTATTCTGTAATAATTGATAAAAAAGATGGGTTGTTGGAAATATCACATAATCTATGCAATACTTTAGAACATCAGCGAGTAGTTAAAGAAGTTGAACTTGCACATAGTTTAGGATGTAAAAACTTTATATTTTTGATCCAAGGTAATATTAAATCAGAAGAAGATATTAAAAAGTGGAAATCGCCACATACAAAAGTAAAAGGCGAAGTATTATTGAAAGTATTAAAAACTTTTAAAGAACACCACGATTGTAAATTTATATTTGTACCTAAAAAAGACATGGGGGCTAAAATAATTGAGTTATTAAATGGAGGTAAATAATGAAAGAAAGAACTTTAACAATATTAATGATAACAGCAGTATTATTAATGGGTTTAATAATATTAACATTATCAATTGGAATATATAAAGCAAGTAAAGAAAGTTATTGTAACAGCCTAGAGTTAGCAGAGTATTTTGAAAATAAAGAATGTAGGAGGATTATTGAGAGATGATTGATGAAAAATATTTAGAGGAATTAATAAAAGAAAATGTTGAAAAAAAAATCAATAATTATGAATTTGATTATATTATTAAAGAGATAGTTAGAGAAAAAATAGAACCAAAAATTAATCAAATAACCAATGAAATGATTATGAAAAACATAGACAAAATTTTAGATGAACCAATTAATACAGATGATGGTTGGGGAAGAAAAGAACATTGGGATAGTTTTGAAGATATGTTTAAAAGTAAATTTAATGACAAATTAAATAAGGATTGGGAGATAAAAAGAACTATTGAAAATACAGTCAAAGAAAGATTAGATAATTTGTTTAAGAAAAAAACAAAAGAAATAACAGAAAAAATACAAGACATGGTTCTTGCTGAAATGATACAAGAGGAAGAATAAATGAATGAACAAGATAAACGTGAAAAAGAACTAAAAAAACTAATATGGTTAAGAAGTGAACTTATAAAAGAGTGCAAGAAAGATATAAAAAAATATCACGAAGAACTTAATCAGATAAATGGCTACAAAACTTTAGAAAAGAAAAGAGGTAAGAAGAGATGAATATATTTGATTTATTGGCAAAAATAGAAAGTGGAGAAATAAAAAGCGGCACTATAGTTTATGTTGATGGAGATTTTTTCTATAATTTAATTGTAATTGATAAAAATTTATATGTAATACAAGGAATGACAAAACAACTCGAATTATTAGAAAGTCAATACATAGGTAGATTTATAAGAGATGGTGTAGAATTGAGAATATTAAAACCTACAGCACCAACAATAAATGATATAAGAGAAAGAAATGGTTTACCTAAGATAGAAGAAAAGAAAATACCTGAAAAATTAGGATACTTTGATTTAACAAAAAATAAAAATGAAAAAGATGAAAATGGTGATGATTTAGAATTACATTATACAGGTGTTGCTGATACATTTGATGATGTTTATGAAAAAATCAATGAAATAATAGATTATTTAGATTATTTAGAAAGCAAAGGTGAGTAATAATGGAATTATGGATTAGAAGTCAAGATAGAGAAAGTTTGGTTGAAATAAAAAAACTGTTTTATTTTAATAACTGCCCTGAAATGCCAAGCATGGGGAAACATTATATAGGAAATAAAGAATGGATTGGCGAAAAAGATTATGTTTTGTTAGGAGAATATAAAACAAAGGAAAGAGCATTAGAAGTATTAAATGAGATACAAGAAGCAAAGTTAGGTAATTTCCATTATAAATGTCCCAGTAATGTAAAAGTAAGTATTAAAGAAGATACAATAGTATATGAAATGCCAAAGGAATAGGAGTTGAATATATGAGTGAAGATATAAAGGAAAAAATGACAATAGGAAAAGCCAAAAAAATATTGAGAGGATTTTTAGCAAAAGATTGCTATATAGATACACCTCTATATTATGCAATTCCATATATATTAGATTACATAATTAATTTACAAGAAGAAAATGAAAGACTAAATAATATAATAGATAAAGCTATTGAATATATTAATGAACAATTAAGTCAAGGTGGAGAAAGAGAATTAAGAGATTTAGTAGATGGTTATGAACTTTTAGAAATATTAGATAAAGAAGGTAATGGATAATGAGTGCAAAAATAGATCATAGTATAACAAATAAACAAATAAAAAATGCTATTAAAAATATATCAAACCGAATAACAAATAATATTGATGAATATAAGAAACAAGAAATATTAAATAATTTAGAAAAATTAGAAAATAAACAAATTTATGATAAAAATATTATAGAAAGAAAACAAATGGAACAAGAATTAAAAGAAAGAAACGGAAGTGCTTACAGTAATTTAATAAAAGCCAATACTGATTTAATAGATAAGTTAAAATGGTTAGAAGAAGATATACAAAGAGAAATAAGTAAAATAAATGATTCAGAAATAACTAAAGAAGAAATAATAGTAGATTTAATTAATATTTTAGAAAAAAATAAAACAAATAAATTTAAAAAAGACTAATTTGTCTTTTTTTGAATTGTGTAGTATAATTTAATTGTGCTTATAAGACTTTAAATTATTGTAGGTTCGCCCTGCTAATCCACGAGGTTATCCTCAATTTAGTTACGTGGAAGTGATTAGGCACTAATTATGCAGATAGATACACGATGAAAGTGAAACTAATCTGATTGTTACAGCTACCTTTATAGGTAGTGTACTGATGGTATACCTAGTATTGCATTGTGAAGTTTAGAGACCTATTACGAGGGACATATAAGACAATACATATAGGGAGTGAAAGTTCATATTTGATAGGTCAAGAACGACTAACTTTATATCATTAGTACAGTGCTTATAAATATAGGCACATTTACCCCTTTGAGAACAGGTTTTTTCATTCATATACCTCCTGTTCTTTTTTGTTGCAATTTATATAATTATATGTTATACTTTAGGCAAATAAAAAGGTAGGGGTAACTATGAAAGAATTATTTATTGATCCAAGTTGGACATACAGACAAGCAGTTAAAAATATTAAACCATTAAAAGACGAGTATCAGGGGATATTATCGTCTTTTTCTTTATGGCAAACAAAGGAGTGGGCTTACTTCATTCGCAGCACAAGAGATTCATTTTACAAACTAAACTTACTCGAGTGGCAAATTGACAATTTATGGAAATACATGAACGGTTTTATGCCTTATTATGTTCTAAAAAGGTCATCACTTCGCTACAAATAGACAGATTTTCAATTTAATGTTATAATTTTGTTGTAAATTTTAGGAGAAAAGTAGGTGATATTTATTGCTAGAATATCTAAATACGAAGAATGGAAAAATGATAATGAATTAGAAAATAAATTAATATTAGTTGAAGGATGGGCAAGAGATGGTCTTACTCAACAACAAATTGCAGATAATTTAGGGATAAATATTGATACTTTAATTGAATATAAAAAAAAGTATATCGAATTTTCCGAAGCCTTAAAAAGAGGTAAAGAAATTGCAGATTATCAAGTTGAAAATGCTTTATTTAAAAAAGCTATTGGATATACAATACAAGTAAACGAACAAAAAATTGATAAAGATGGTTGTGTACATGATTTAGTTAAAGATGTTCATATTCCACCAGATACAACAGCTCAAATATATTGGCTTAAAAACCGTAAACCAAAAGAATGGAGAGATAGGGTTGAAGTATTTACTAATGAAAAAGAACTTAATAAAGTAGAAGAACTATTAAATAAATTAACTGATGAGGCAAACAAATGATATTAAGTGATAAGCAGAAAGAATTTATAAGAAATGCCAATCATAGATATAATTTAAAAGTAGGAGCAAGACGTTGTGGTAAGACATATTTAGACAACCTTTATATGATACCGAAGCGAATATTTGAGCGAAAAGGCAAGGACGGACTGTATTGTATTTTTGGTGTTTCACGTGGAACTATTGAAAGAAACGTGTTGCAACCATTAAGGCAAATATATGGTAAAAATTTAGTTGGAACGATTAATTCGAACAACATAGCTAAATTATTTGACGAGGAAGTCTATTGTTTAGGTTGTGAGAAAGTAAATCAAGTTAGTAAAATACAAGGTACTTCTATTAAATATGCTTATGGTGATGAAGTTGCCAAATGGAATCAAGAAGTGTTTGTAATGATACAGGCATCACTCGACAAAGACTATTCTTGTTTTGACGGAGCATTAAACCCTGAAAATCAGTCGCACTGGTTAAAGAAAGATTTTCTTGATCGTGTTGATGAGGAGAACCTAGATGTTTACGTGCAACACTACACAATATTTGATAATCCATTTTTAAGTAAAGAATTTGTTGATAATTTATGTAAAGAATATGCTGGAACTGTTTACTATGATAGATTGATATTAGGACAATGGAAAAATGCAGAAGGTATTATTTATAGACAATTTGCAGATAATCCTAGTTTATATATAAAAGATGAAGCAAAAGACCAATTTGGCAATAATATCAATTTCATGATAATATCAATAGGGATAGACTATGGAGCTAACCAAAGTTCAACTAGATTTATATGTAATGGTATAACTCCTTATTTTAAACAAGTATGGGCATTGGATGAAATGAAAATGGAGGGTATTTATTCACCTGATATTCTTTATGAAAAATTCAAAGAATTTTATAATAGAATAATACAAAAATATGGAAAAGTAACTCATGCCTATGGTGATTATGGAGCACTTGGAGAAATACTTACATTTGGACTTAATAGATATTTACAACAAAATAATATACCACTAAAAGTTAATGATTGTGTAAAAGGTAGAATTGTAGACCGAATAGAACTTGATTGCCAATTATTTGGTCAAGGAAAAAGATTTATTTTAAGACAATGTAAAGGTTTAATTGAAGCATATACTGAAGCATTATGGAATGATAAAGGTCAAGATGAAAGATTAGATGATGGCACTACTGATATAGACTCACTTGATGCTAATGAATATTCATATTTTAGCTTCTATGACAAATTTGTTACAAATATTAAAGCCATGATATAATTAGTGTAGGTGATATTATGAATGATTATAAAGTTTATATACATATATTTCCTAACCAAAAAGTCTATATAGGTATAACTAAGCAAAAACCTGAATATAGATGGAGAAATGGAAAAAAATATAATAATAATGAATATATGAATAATGCAATAAAAAAATATGGATGGCAAAACATAGAACATAAAATTTTATATAATGGATTAACAAAAGAACAAGCTGAAATTAAAGAAAAAGAATTAATTAAAAAATATAAGTCAAATATAAGAGAGTTTGGTTATAATATTTTAGAAGGTGGTAATATTTCAATAGGAATGACTGAAAAAGGAAAACAACAAATGATTAATAAAAACAAAGGTAAACATATATCACCAAATACTGAATTTAAAAAAGGTCACAAACCATGGACTACTGGTAAAAAAATGTCAAAAGAATTTAAACAAAAATTAAGTGAAAGTCATTTAGGACAAAAAGCATGGAATAGAAGAAAAATAATTTGTTTAGAAAACAATACAATTTATTCTAGTATGAAAGAAGCTTCACAAAAATTAAATATAAATCAAGTTGGTATTTCAAAAGTTTGTCGGGGAATTATGAAACAAACTGGTGGATTTCATTTCAAATATTATGAAGAAAATTAATGAAGGAGTTGATTAAATGAAGTTAGATGATTTTTTACAAATAAACTATGGGTATAATCCTGAAGTTAAAAATGTATTGCAGACATACATGGATCAATGGAAGTCTTGGTACGAGGGAAATGTAAAAGATTTCCATAATTATTTTATCTATAATGGTAAAAAGAAAATAAAACAAAAAAGATTTACAATGAATATGGCAAAGGAAATAAGTGAGGACTGGAGTGATATTCTTTGGAGTGAAAAATGTGAAATATCATTAAAAGATGAAAGTTCACAAGAACAATTTGAAGAATTGATTAATTCACTTGACTTATACGCATTGATAAATCAGTCAATAGAGAAATCAGGAGCATTAGGAACTGAAAGTGCAGTTGTTAGTGTTTATGATTTAATTCAAAATGAAGATGGAATGTATTTAGATGTATCAAACGCTAAAACACGTGTTGATTTAGTAGATATTGATTGGATATATCCATTAAGTTGGAATAATAAAAGTATAACTGAATGTGCTTTTGGAAGTGTTGAATATAACAAAGGTCAAAAATATGTAGTTTTATCAGTACATAAAATAGATGAAACAAGTGGTAATTACATAATACATAATCATTTATTCAGAGAAAGCAATGGCAATTTAAGTGAAATAACAGATGAGCAAGGAACAATGAGTGAATTTAATACACAATCAAATATACCTTGGTTTGCAATATTTAAACCAATGTTGACTAATAACTTATTTAATAATTCACCTTTTGGAATACCCCACTATGCAAATGCTATTGATAATATGAAAGCAGTTGATATATCATTCGACGCACTTAAAAACGAAATAAACGACGGTCGCAAAAGAACATTTGTCAGAGCTGATATGTTTAATTATGATGATGGCTCACAAAAGTTAGTATTCGATCCAAACGATACAACAGTTTATCAATTACCAACTGGAGCAACAAAAGATGATTTAATACAAAGCGACAGTGATGATTTAAGAACAGACAAACAAATTGAAACATTAAATACTAACTTGAATATTTTAGGTAATAAAGTTGGGTTTGGTGAAAATCACTACCATTTTGACGGAAATAATTTAAGTACAGCAACAGCCGTGGTAAGTTCTAATAGTAAATTATTTAGAAGAAAGAAGAAACTTGAAATTGGTTATGAAAGTGCTATTTATGATTTAGTAAAAGCTATATGTTATGCCTCAAGTGTATTTGGACAATATAATATCAATACAGAAGATTTTGTTATTAAGTTTGATGATAGTATAATCGAAGATAAAGAATCTGAAAGCAATAGAGCATTAAGAGAATTAAGTGCAGGAGTTTTAAGTAAAGAAGAATATCGTGAAAAGATATTTGGAGAAACACCTGAAATAGCAGAAGAAGAAATAAGAAAAATAAAAGAAAATAATCCAAGTATTGATGATTTACTAGGAACACGTGGAGGTGAAGAATAATGAAGTTAATCGTAAATCCACATAAAATAGAAATAATAAAAGATTTAGTAAATGAACGTGAAATTGATATTACAAAATGTGAGTTTGAATTTGCTGATGAAATAACTGCTGAATATGTAAAAGAAGCATATTTTACATTTAAAGGAGTTAGTTATAAGCAATTGATAATAAACAACGAGTGTGATATACCAAACGAAGTACTTGCTGAAAAAGGACAGGTTGAAATTGGTGTAGTTGCTTACTTAATAGAAGATGAAGAAGAAATAAAAAGATACAATCCAAGCCCTGCTTATTTTAATACTTTAGTTGGATCATTAAAGGATAAGACTGAAAATACAGAACCAATAACCCCAACAGATAAAGAACAAATAGAACAAGCAATAGCTAATTTAGAAGCCGATAAACAAGATAAATTAACTGCTGGAGATAATATTACTATTGAAAACAATGTAATTAGTGCAGTAGATACAATTTATGATGATACAGAAATAAGAAGTGAACTTAATAATAAAGTAGATAAAGTTCAAGGTAAAGGATTATCTACTAATGATTATACTAATGAAGAAAAGACAAAACTTGCTAATTTAGAAAATTATGATGATACAGAAATTAAATCAGACATAAGTAATTTACAAACAAATAAAGCTGATAAATCAGAAATACCAGATGTAAGTAATTTTGTTACAAGGTCAGTAAATGATTTAGTTAACTACTATTTAAAGAGTGAAACTTATACTAAGACAGAAGTAAATAACTTAATCGGAAGTATAGAACATTTACATTTTGAAATAGTAGAACAATTACCAAGTACTGGTTCAAGTAATATCATTTATTTAGTTCCTAGAAGTGAAAGTGAAGAAAGTAATGTATATGATGAATATATATATATTTCAAATAATTGGGAAAAGATAGGAAGTACTGATATTGATTTAAGTGGTTATGTAACTACAAGTGATTTGAATACAGCACTAGCTAATTACACTACTACAACTGATTTGAATACATTATTAAGTGGTAAACAAAACACAATAGATAGTTCACATAAATTAAGTAGTGATTTAGTAGATGATACAAATAACACTAATAAGTTCGTAACAAGTGTTGAAAAAACTACTTGGAATGGTAAAGTAAGTCAAGAAGAACTAAATCAAAGCCAAGCAGTACAAGATACTAAAATAAGCTATGTGGAGAACATTACAGACCAATTACCAAAGACAAGTGGTATTGGTGCTGAAGTAACATTAGACACTATTGAAGCTGAAATGAGTGTAGGAGTTAAAGGTAATACAGAACAAGATGGAACACCTACACCAAGTTCACCATTAAATATTAAAGTAGCTACTGGAAATAATACAATTTTAATATCAAATAGTGATAATACTGAAAGTCAAACATACACAATAAATCTAGGAAATATAACATTATGTGGATTAGGAGATTATCGAGATTATTTTTATAAAGATGAAGATAAATGGTATCTTTATAAAACAGTTGATAAAAAAGTTTATAATGGAAGTACAGCCGAAGGTTGGTTTAAATACTCAACAAATTCATTTTCAAGTGGTAAAATATCATCTGTTAGAAAATCTCTTTGTGATTATTATGAATTTAAAGAGGGAAAAACGACTGCAACATCTTTACTTGATGGCGAATATTGTTATGCCTCATCTACAAATAATTATGCTATATTAATAAAAAATTCCAATTATGATGATGTAAATAGTTTTAAAACTTGGTTAAGTACGCATAATATAACAATTTATTATGTATTAGAAACACCAACAACAACAGAAATAACTGATACTACATTAATAAGCCAATTAAATGCAATAGAAGAAGCTATGAGTTATGCAAATCAAACTAATCTATCAAGCACTTATGAAAGTGGAAATGCTCCATTGTTCATTAATGCAGAAGCATTTAGTGATATAGAAAAGGAACTAGATGAAAAAGTTGATGACGTACAAGTAAATGGAACAAGTATAGTAAATGGTGGAGTGGCTAATATTCCGATTGCAGAAGATTCTACAACAGGGAATTATGGATTAGTAAAGTTATATTCGGCATACGGTCTCAGTAAGGTAACATCTGGAACATACGCAGGAACGATGGCAATTTCACCTGCCGCAGTTAATGGACATATCAAACCAGGAACAAATATGTATAAGCCAATAGTACCTGCATATCAAGACGCATCAGCTTTCTACGGACTAGCAAAAGCAAGTGGAGATACGACACAAGCTAGTTCTAGTAATCCAGTAGGAACTTATACTGACACAGCTAAAACTAAAATACAAGAAATGTTTGGTATAGTAACACTTACACAAGCAGAATATGACAGTATAGCAGTTAAATCAGATGCAACGATATATATAATAGTGGAGGATTAGTCTATGAGAGTAGGTAATAGTAATATTAAGGATATTCTCATAGGCGAAAATCCTATTGTTAAAATATATAAAGGATTAGAAGTTGTATGGAAAAGAAAAGAGTTGCCTGATGGATATAGACAAGTTGCTTATTTAGAGAGTGCAGGTACACAATGGATAGATACAGGATATTTGGTAAAATCAAATACTATTATCGAATTTGATTTCCAATCAACTAAAGAATATGGGGATACGTATGAGGTGTTCTTTGGTACACAAGTTGATGCTTCTCTTGGAGGTAGATGCTATATTGTAGCAGGGGCACAACAAAACTTACAAATTAATTATCCAAGAAATGCTTATACTTATGCTTCTCCTAACAGCAATGGTACATACGGAAGAAATTCAGCAGATACTTATCCTTACGCATTTTGGAGCTCACTCAGAAGTTTATATACAATGAACATAAGTAGAAGAACTATACAAGTAGATGATAGAACATGGAACTTTTCATCATATATGACAGAAGATTTTGTAACTCCCACTAATAGTTTATATTTATTAACAAGAAATAATAATGGAGTGCCATATAATTATTGTGCTAAAGGAAAGTTGTATGGCTTTAAAATAAAAGAAGATGAAGAATTGATAATGGATTTAATCCCATGTTTAGATGACGAATATGTACCTTGTATGTACGATACAGTATCAAAGGAAACATTTTATAATTCAGGAACAGGTATATTTGAATGGGGAGATGAAACAGATATACCAGAAAATTATACTAGACTTAGTTATCTTGAAAGTACAGGTACACAATATATTGATACAGGAATTAATGCTGATAACAAACTCGGGTTTGAAACAAGAATGTCATATAATAGTGGTAGATTTGGAGCACACAATATTATTAACAGTATAACTCATAGACATCACTTTTACGACAATGGATATTGGGGTTTTGGTGTAACAAGTACATATTACGGTGGATTGCATCAAATTGATACACCATACAAAGTAAGTTGTAATTTTTATAATGATTATAAATATATAGATAATGACGGAATGACAAACGAATTGCCGAACACTGCATTTGATACAGAAGTTAATTTTTATTTGTTTAGACGTAACGGTTTGTATCCTATGAATTTTACAGGAAAAATATATTATTTTAAAATGACTTATGAAAACATTTTAGTAAGAGATTTCATTCCTTGTCTAGATGAAAACAATAAACCTTGTTTATATGACAGGGTAACACAAAGGACTTTCTACAATGCAGGAACAGGAGAGTTCTTGTATGGAGAAATAAATTAAAATTTTATAGAAGGAGGTATGCATTATGCATCAATACAAAGTAAAAATAACTAAATATTCAGAGGAAGGAGCTTTAACTAACGAGATTATTTCAAAATATGCAGATAATCCAGAAAATGCTAAAAATATCTGCTATGAATATGACAAGTTAAAGTATGAAACAGTAAATGAAGAAGGACAAGTAGTAATAGGTAACAAAATGTATAAAGTTGAACTTTATATTCTATGCTACAAATTTACTGATAAAGATACATTCTTTGCACAATTTGAAGTTAAATAAAAAGGAGATAAATTATGAAACAATTCAGAATTAAATTAACTAAATATTCAGAAGCAGGAGCATTAACAAATGAAGTGCAAACTATTTATTACACAGAAATAGAAAATGCTAAAAATGGTTATTATACTTATAACACTATGAAATATGAAAATAATGGAAAAATGTACAAAGTGGAATTATCAACATTAGCTTATAAGAAGATAACTGATGCAGATGCTTTTTTCAATCAATTTGAAGCATAAAAAATAATAGGAGGTAGATCCTATGGATAATGAAAAAGTATTAGAAAGGTTTTATAATAGATATAATCAGTTTAATACTAAAGTATTGCAGAAACTAGGTAATGTCATCAAACAATTTGATGGCATTTCTCCTAGTGATGCTCATATATTAGCTCAAGAACTTAAATTAGGATTTGAAGTTGATAAGTTATTAAATGAATTGTCTAAAATAAGTGGTAAATCAATTAAAGATATAGATAGTTTATTTAAAGAAGTTGCAAAAGAAAATGTTGAATTTTCGGAAGTATATTATAAAGCAAGAAATAAAGAATATGTAAAATATGAAGATAATGAGCAATTACAAAGATTAGTGGAAAGTATAAAAAAAGAAACTAATGGATTATTTACAAATTTAAGCAACTCAAATAATGTTGGATTTACTTTGAAAGATGATAAAGGAAATATTATCTATAAACCAATGTCAAAACTTTATAATGACTTAATAGATGAAGCTGTTTTTAATGTATCAACTGGAGTAACTGATTATCAAAGTGCTATGAGAAACACTATGAATCAGTTGGCTGATAGTGGTATTAAAATACATGAAGAAAAATTAGGATACAAAAATGGTTATAACAAAAGAATAGATAGTTCTGTAAGACAAGCAGTTCTTGAAGGTATTAGAAAGATAAATATTGATGTTCAAGAACAAATAGGTAAGGAAATAGGGG